GTCCAGTAACCGCACCACCAACTCCCGCAGCAAAATATTCACCACCCTTCGATGTTTCCCACCGTCCTGCTGCCTGACTATCTGCTCGCAACTCTACATCAAATATCTTTCTATACGCATCTGAGTTCATTAAATTACGTGTCTTACGACCAAATCTAAACGCTAACTCTGCCGTGTGCGTAGTCTGCATAATCTTTAATGTAGGGCGTCGTCCCATTAACCACGCAGGTAATAAATAACTTCCGAATTCAGATTTCGTGTGCCGAGGTGGCATATTCACGATTAATCGTTTTAAATCTCCACGAGCTAAACGGTTAAACTTCTCTGCCATTATTTTATGGTGGCGTCCATTTATAAAATCTTCCCATACAGCCTTAGTAAAAGCCATAAAATCATCACGGGCTAACTCTGATTCATTAATCTCCCTAGCTCGATCTAATAAAGTCGCAAACTTCTTCAAATGCTCTTCTGGCACATTAGTTAGATCAAAGCTCATATTTTCAAAATACATCGAAAAATTTCAAAGGGCAATGAACCTATAATCAATACACACAATAGGGGGGGCATAGTCTCGGCTTTTGATCGAGTAAAGTTCACTATCTATGAAAAAATGTTTTTGGATCTCGAAGAAATATCTAAAACTTGGTTACACCTGACGGCATAACCAAAGGTCGTCTCAAAGGGGGGTGGTGGGGGGTAGGGGGGTCAATGGCGGCAAGTAATTGGCTAGGGGGACCCATCCCCCTAGCCGTTGTTATTAGACCTTAGCTTGTGGCTGAACTACCAATTTGACGTAGCCAGTACCCCAAACTTTTGAGCTTGGAGTATAACCACCGTTTAACATTGCCAATAAACAAATAGGTGATTTAGTGCTGTGACCTAAAGGTTTTGCAGCATTAAGAATTGAAAACAAGCTGTGATTACCGTCAACACCTTTTAACAACCAGTCTTGAATTGTAGCACGGACACCGCCAGTTTTACCAGTGTATCCAAATGGTACAGGCTGATCAGAATCTAACTTAACATTATCAAGTGGAACAACCTGAACATTATGTATATTGCCACCTGCTTCAGCGTTAACGAACGCCCAGATGTCAGAATACTCAAGAGGTGTACCAGTATTTTGTAGCGTTGCTACTGCGACTGATTTGGTTGCGGTTTTTGTTTTTGCATTTGCCATTTTATAACCCTTTCTACGGTTGATTGGCTGTAGCCGTTATTGGCTACATATTCTTTCTACTATAGTTCACTATTATTGTAAACCCCTTTTGTGAACTTTTTTACATTTTATTTAAACTAATAATACTGACTATTATTATGACAGCAATTATCAAGATTGACATATTCCCTCCTTATTGTTTACACTGTAAATATTACTGCAACAATTTGCATGGACAAATTTTAATTGCCCGACAAGATAAAACAAGAAAGACTAAATCCTCAAGAATCTTCAAACGATGATTGATGATTATTATTAGAGGATGATTGATTAATATATATATGAGTATATATATTAATCCTCTTTCCTCAGGAAAGGGATCATCGTCTTTCCTCCTCAGGAATGGGACGGGAGAAAAAGGGGACCGAAGTCCCCTAATCTTTTTAAGCTTGAACTACGAGTTTGACATATGGTGTCATCCAATATTTACTGGACGGTGAGTAACCACCATGCAAGAGTGCGTGTAGACACACTGGCTTTTTGCGACTGTGTCCAAGTGGAGCGGCTTTATTGAGAACCGCTTTTAGTGTGGAGTCACCCTCAACACCACGCAACATCCAGTCTTGGATTTGTTGACGAACACCACCTGTCTTGCCGCCATAACCAAATGGCACAGGCGCGTCAGACTTGAGGTCGACATTATCAAGAGGTACGATTTTAACGTTAGCCTCATTGCCTCCCGCTTTAGTCTGGACAAAATTCCAGATGTCATCGTAAGTAAGCTCTTGGTCAGTGACCATTAACTCAACAGATTTTACCACCTTTTTAGTGGCAGATTTAGGGGAAGTCTTTTTAGCTGTATTAGCCATGATACGCTCCTTTCTACGAGCAAAAGATTATGGCGCTTTGTATGTCCCCATTAATAAGTGCGCCACGACTCATTAATCAAGTACTCCAGAATGTCTAGTCCAGTGTCTGGTCACCGTGTACTGGCGAAACTGTGCCAGTAACTATAGAATAGCAAATAGTGAACTTAGACACAAGTCTTTTATTATCTTATATAATCTTTTTTATTGGGGGAAATCCTCAAGAATCATCGGTCATCGTCAATCATCATCTGTCTACGAATCATCGTTCATTATCATTCATCCTCAAAGTCATGTCATCATCTTTCATCCTCTATGATGGGAGGAAATTTGAGGTCTTCCTCCTTGTGATGGGACGATTTTGTAGATAGAATATGATTGATGATACCTGTCCAATCGTACGGTGTTGAGCAACTCCAGTCAGGTGTCCATGATTCTCCGTTTCCTGTTATCTCTATCGCTCTTTTTCCACTAAATATATTTAGGGTAGAGGAAGAAGGATGATGAACCAAGTTATGAACTGAGCCTCCATTCATAAAATATCTTGTTTGCCACGCGATTTGATGCGGACGCAGAGTTATAGACTTTAGTGA